TCTATGGCAGGTTCTACTAACGGAGCGTTAGTTGGCCCTGTTACAGTTTCAGGTACAGTGACTATACCATCAGGGAGCACATTCGTAATTTTATAATGAGTAAGTTAGAGACAAATACAATAGATACGGTATCAGGAACAACTAATTTAACCATTGGTTCTACTAATACGTCTACAATTACTATGCCCAATGGTAAATTAACTGGACAAAATTACCCTGCTTTTCATGTTTTTGAAAGTTCAGACCAAACTGGAGTATCAGATAATACTTGGACAAATGTTCAAATGGATGAAGTTTTATTCGATACAGATAGCGGTTATGCAAACAATACTTACACTATTCCTTCAGGTAAAGCAGGTAAATATTTTTTCTATGGTGCTGTAAGAGTATTATCCGCATCAGCAACAAATTATTTAGAAAGAAGTTTTTTAAGATTATTGAGAACAAGAAGTGGCTCTGTTACAACTATGATTACAGGTGGTTTAGATATTAGAAATAATCCTGGTTATTTAAATTCAATAAAAGTATCACAAATTTTTGATTGTCAAGTTGGTGATGAATATACACTTCAAGGATTTGGAGATGTTACAAGTGGAAACGCAACTTTTGCAAATAATTTATCACAAACTTATTTTGGTGCATTTAGGATAGGAGCATAATGGCAAACGGAATATTAAAAGTATCAAACATACAAACTAGCTCTGGATCAGGAACTATTACAATTGGTCAATCTGGGGAAACTGTAACTGTACCTAGCGGTGCTACACTAGACATGACTAATGCAACTACGTCTTTAAATAGTAACATGAAAAATATACCAGCTTTTGAAGCAACAAAATCAGTAGGTCAAAGTATTGCTAATAATGTAACTACAAAAATTACTTTTGATGGAACTGCTTTTGATACAGATAATGCTTTTAATACTACAAATAGCACATTTACTGTGCCTACGGGTAAAGGTGGTGTTTATTATCTTAGAGGTCAAGCAAGGTGTCCAGGCGCAGATGATGGAGAAGTTGTTCAAATACATTTTAAAAAAAATGATACTACAATAAGCAAAAGTCTTGAAAGAAGAGATGCCTCAGCAACAAATCAACATAAAAAAGCTAGAACATCAATCCTTGAACTATTAGCTGATGGTGATGTTATTGATTTCTATATTTATCAAAATTCTGGTGGCTCACAAACTTTGTTACAAACTGAAGTATCATTTGAAGGATTTAGATTAATAGGAGCATAATATGAGTAGTATTTTAAAAGTAGACCAGCTTAAAGATTCAGGGGGAAATGAGATAATCACTTCCAACGGATCAGGGACTATTACTGTTAATAGCCAGACTTTTAAAAATGGAATTACAGAAGTTGACCAATGGAGATTGACTGCTAATATTACATCTAATGCTGATCCAATAAATTCTAATTTAGAAAGAGTTGATAATTCATCTTTTGGTTATATTGGAACTGGAATGACTGAAAGCTCTGGAATATTTACATTTCCATCAACAGGAATTTGGTTGATAAGAGCAACAAGACTTGCAGAGGCAATAGCAAATGACAATGTATTACTTAGAATTAATGTAACAACTAATAATTCTACTTACACAGAAGTAGCAACAATAGTTCAATGTGGTGATGGAAGTGGAACTGGTGGTAATAGTGGAACTACTGAATTTTTGTTTGATTGCACAGATACATCAACTCATAAAGCTAGTTTTACAGCAACTAGTATTTCTACTGGTTCTTACATATTAGGAGATACAGATAAAAATTATACATTTTTTACATTTATGAGATTAGGAGATACATAAGATGGACTATTTACAAAAAGCATTATCTTATTTTAATACTGATAAACCTCAATGGTATGGTTGGAGAAAAGATTATACAGGTAGTGAAAGAATGTCTTATAACAATTTAATATTAAATGACAATACAGCAACTATGCCAACTGAGGCAGAAGTAAATGCAAAGATACAAGAATTAAAAGATGCAGAAACACAAAAAGAAACAGACGCATCAACAGGTAAACAAAAACTAAAAGATCTCGGACTTACAGATGCAGAGATCAAGGCATTGATAGGACAATAGATGGCAATAACTAGAATAGGTAACCCAGCAATCGCAGATGTCAGAGGCGTTAATTTTAGGAATATAATAATTAATGGCGGGATGGACATAGCGCAACGTGGAACCTCATTTACAGGATTAGGAAATGGAGATACTGGCTACACAACAGATAGATTTAGATTTGTAGAAAGTGGTTCTCCAACATACGAATTTACAGTTTCACAATCAACTGATGTACCTACTGGTCAAGGTTTTTCAAATTCTTTAAAATTTGATTGTACTACTGCTGATACTGCAATGGCATCTGGCGATACATTAAAATGTGAACAATGGATAGAAGCACAAAATTTACAATACCTTGCCTTTAACTCATCACAAGCAAAATCACTTACATTAAGTTTTTGGGTTAAATCTAATAAAACAGGAACTTATGTTGTTTGGTTTTATTTAGATGATGCTACAAGACAGATTTCAAAACAATATACAATAAGTTCAGCAGATACTTGGGAAAAGAAAATTTTAACTATACCAGGTGATACATCTGGTTCTATTTCTAACGATAATGGTAGAGGTTTATTAATTTCATGGGGTTTAGCATCTGGCACAGATTTTACATCTGGCACACTTCCTACAGCTTGGGAAAATGCTGTCAATGCCAATCGTTATGTAGGATTAAATGTTAACCTTGCCGACAGCACAAGTAATGAATGGTACATAACTGGAGTCCAGTTAGAGGCAGGCTCGCAAGCCAGCGACTTTGAGTTCTTGCCAACTGATGTAAATTTAAGAAGATGTCAAAGGTATTATTTCTTAAAAGCCAATTATAGAGATGGGGCTGAAGATGACATTATTGGACCAGGTCTTTATTATTCTTCTTCTATTTTTAAGGCAATAGTTCAGTTTCCTATAACAATGAGAGCAGTGCCATCATTAGACCAAACTTCTGGATCAGGTTATTATCAAATTAGAAGAAATAATGGCTCAGATAATATAGATGATTTTAATATACAAGACGAAGGCAAAACAGGAATAGTTTTAGACAATAATTCTGATGCTTCTGGAACTGCTGGACATGCGGCTTGGGTTAGAACAAATAATGCAAGTGCTTCTATAGCATTTGATGCGGAGTTATAATGATAATTAATACAATAACAAAAAACTATAATGAAGATAATAAATTTTGTAGTTACCAAGTAACCTATGTTGGCACTAACAGAGTTAGATCAGTGCCACTAGATCCAGACAATATGGATTACCAAGCAATCCAAGAATGGGCCAAGATAGAAGGCAATAACATTATCGATCCAGGAGCGTAACCATGGCTTTTGGTGTTAATACATTTTCACAAGCACCGTTTTCCTCAATAGGTGGTGGAGGTAATGCTGTTGTTGCTGTTACAGGTCAAGCACTTACAACAGAAACCGGTACACTAATTCAAACAGGTTCAGCTCGTGTTTTTGCAACAGGTCAATTAATAAATTCTAATTTAGGATCTGTTGCAATAAAAGCTGATGCTAATACTTCTGTAACAGGTCAGTTAATAAATTCTAATTTAGGAATAGTAGACCCAGCTCCTGATGCAACAGTAGTTGGAATTGGAATGACAGCTTCTTTAGCTGTTGGAACAGTTATTGCAGGAGATGCTAACTTATTTTTAACAGGACAAGAGGCAACACTTGCAGATGGATCAGTAACAGTTACGGGAGATGCAAATGTAATTTCAACAGGACTTACACTATCTGCAAATGTAGGAAACGCGTTGGTACAATGGAGTAATGTATCACAAGGAGATTTAGCCACTTGGACAGAGGTTCCCCAAGGTTCTACTTCTACATGGACTGAGGTAAATCAAGGTTCTTCTAAGACGTGGACAGACGTTGACACCGCTGCATAAATCTAATAAAACTATATAATTGGAGAAAAAACATGGCAAATAGCACATCCAACAATTTAAAGCTAACAGTACAAACCACAGGTGAAAATGCTAATACTTGGGGTCAGATTACTAATACCAATTTACTTATATTAGAACAAGCAATTGGTGGATATGATGCATTCAATGTAACTAATGCAAGTAGAGCTTTAACATTTTCAAATGGTGCCTTATCCAACGGTAAAAATCAAGTTATTAAATTAACTGGTACGTTGTCAGCAAATGTTAATGTAACTATACCTGATTCAATTGAGAAAACATATACTATTCATAATACTTGTGATCATGCTGGAAATACTTTAACCTTCAAAACTTCATCAGGACAGGGTGTTGTGTTATGTGAAGGGCACAGTTATACTATTTATTCAGATGATTCAAACAACTGTGTAAAAGCTGATGAACATAAAGTTTGGCGAGCAATCAGTGCATCAGAAACTGTGCAACCAGGAGCACAATTATTGGTCGATACTTCTGGTGGAGCTGTTACAGTTACTTTACCTGCATCACCTTCTGCTGGTGATGAAGTTAGTTTTTTAGACAGTAAATATACATTTGATACAAATAATTTGACTGTAAATAGAAATAGTGAAAAAATAGTAAACGATGCATCTAATTTAACAGTTGCAGTTGAGGGCGCTGCATTTACATTAGTATATGCAAACTCATCAATCGGTTGGACGTATAAGGAGAAATAATAAATGTCAGGATATTCAGAAACAAAATATTCAGCATCGGGTGTAAAAACAGGGACTATTGTACCACATGGAAGTACAACTGTGCCTACTGGTTTTTTGTATTGTGATGGATCTGCTGTATCACGAACTACTTATGCAAGTTTATTTTCTGTAATCTCAACAACTTATGGTACAGGTGACGGATCTTCGACATTTAATTTACCTGATTTACAAAACAATGTTCCTCTTGGAAGATCTGGTACAAAAGCATTAGGATCAACTGGTGGCTCAGATACACAGACTCCTACAGGAAGTATATCTGTGTCAGTTGGTAATAGAACTTTGACAACTTCTACAATTCCATCACACAATCACCGTGAAGGGGGTCATAGTGAATTTGGAAGTACAGGTAGTATAACAGCAACTAATAGAAATACAGGAGTTGATAATCCTGGTAGAAGATATTTAACAGGAAACACAGGTAGTAGTGGAGCACATAATCATTCAGGTTCTGGTTCTTTTTCAGGTAATGGTATGTCTGTTTTACAACCTTATCTTTCTTTAAATTATATTATTAAAACTTAGGAGAAAAATGAAAATTACTTTAGTAAAAGATGATAAAACAATTATAAAAAACAACAAATCTTTTGTTGGTATTGAAGATGATTCTTTTTGGTCTAATTTTAATGAAGTACATGCTATTCAAATAGATGATGAAAATAATTTAAATGAGGTTGAACTAACAAATGGTGGAACTAGAAAAGCAACTCAAGAAGAAATAAATCTAATAAGTGAAAGATTTAAAAAAGTTGAAGAAGATTTACAAAAAGAGGAAGATGATTATTTTAATACTTGGGAAAGAGTAAAAAGTCAAAGAAAGACTTGGTTATATACAACTGATACAATAATGATAGAAGATTTTCCAGTTTCTTCTTCTTTTAAAGAAAGCATAAAATCATATAGAAACAGTTTAAGAGATTTACCAAATACATACAGTTCCAATGAACCAAGAACGATTACATTTGATGAAAATGGAAATGTTTCTGTAGATGGTAACATCGTAATTAATTACCCAAGTAATTAAAATGATATGTTACAAAAACTTAACTTTAAACCAGGTTTCAACAAAGAGGTTACACAGTCAGGTGCTGAAGGTCAGTGGACTGATGGTGACTTTGTAAGATTTAGATATGGCCTACCAGAAAAAATAGGTGGGTGGTCACAACTCACAACAAACAATATTACATTACCCGGTGTTGTTAGAGCACAACATGCATTCTCTAGTTTAGCAGGTGAGAAATATGTAGCATTAGGTACATCACAAGGTTTATTTTTATATTATGGTAGTCAATTTTTTGATATCACTCCTCTTGCAACAGCTATCACAGGTGCAACCTACACATCTACTACAGGTTCAACAACTGTTACGATAAACAAAACAGGTCATAGTATGACTCCAGGAAGATATGTAACTTTTTCATCAGTCACTGTACCCGGAGGCTCAACTACTGGTTTTACTGCAGATGATTTTCAAAATAATTCTTTTGAAGTACAGGCAGCTAATATATCAGCTAATAGTTTTGAAATTATAATGCCTTCAGCTGAAACAGGAACTGGAGTTACAGCAGGGGGAACAATAACAATTGATCCATATGTAAATATTGGTCCAACTATTCAAACATTTGGTTATGGTTGGGGTATATCAACTTGGAGCAGTTCTACGTGGGGAACTCCTGCATCAACTTCTTCTGTTATATTAGATCCGGGTCAATGGTCTTTGGATAATTATGGACAGGTTTTAGTTGCAACTATTCATAACGGTAGAACTTTTACATGGAATGCGGGTGCCACTAATCCAAGAAATAAAAGAGCTTCTATAAATACATCAGGATTTTCTACTACAAATAATCCAAGTAAATCTATACAAACTATTGTGTCCGATAGAGATAGGCATTTATTTCATCTTGGAACATTAACTGATCTTACAGATTCAACTTCGCAAGACCCAATGTTTGTAAGATTTTCGAATCAAGAAGATTTAAATACATACACACCTACAGCAACTAATACTGCAGGTACATTTAGACTAGATTCTGGTAGCGAGATTCGAGCAGCTGTGGCGGGTAAAGACTATGTTTTAATTTTAACAGATACTTCCGCATATGTTGTTCAATTTGTAGGCCCACCTTTTACATTTTCAGTTAGACAAGTAGGTGTAAACTGTGGATGTATGAGTCAACATTCAGCTGTGTATGCACAAGGTGCTGTGTATTGGATGGGAGATACAGGTGGATTTTTTAGGTTTGATGGTACAGTCAAATCTATTCCATGTTCTGTTGAAGACTTTGTGTTTTTAACAGACGGAGATAATTTAGGAGTTAACTATAGTTCTAATAAAATTATATATGCAGGCCACAATAGTTTGTTTACAGAAGTAAATTGGTTTTATCCGAAATCAGGTTCTACACAAATTGATAGGTGTGTAACATATAATTACGGTGAAAACGTTTGGACAACAAGTTCTTTAGATAGAACAACTTATATTGATAGAAGTGTATTTGATGCACCTTATGCAACAGATTATGAATCAACTTCTACACCTACATTTGATATTAAAGGAATTACAAATAAATATGGAGCAACTGTTTATTACGAACATGAAAAAGGAAATGATCAAGTAAGACTGGGGGTTACAACTTCTATAAATGCATACATTCAATCAGGAGATTTTGATATTACAGCTAGAAGAGGTATGAGTGGGTCTATTATGCCTGTAGCTGATTTTAGAGGAGATGGTGAGTTTATGATGTCAATTAGAAGATTTATACCAGATTTTAAAATATTGGTTTCAAATGCATCTGGAACTAAAGCAGCTAAAATAACTTTATTTTTAAGTAGTTATCCATCAGATACAGCTATTAGTTCGTCACTTGGACCATTTGACATAACCCCCTCTACTGATAAAGTAGATACACGTGCAAGAGGAAGACTTGTTTCAATAAAAATTGAAAACGATGAAGTAGGTCAAACTTGGAGATATGGCACATTAAGATTAGATGCGCAACCGGATGGAAGAAGATAATGGTAGGGATATTATCACTTAGAGAAAACTATAGAGTAGGAGGAGCTTCTGGAAGAGAATATGATAAACCATATTCTTCAGATAAAACAGTTTCAAGTCCCTCTGAAAGAAGTATGCCCACTTCAGCAGTAACTAGAACAACCACTTCTGGAGGAGATAAATTTGCTTTTGATGATCCTATGCTTGCAGAAAAAACGGATTATATGGGTGAAACTAGATTTGGTCCTGCTCAAAAGTTTGTGGGTCAAAGTTTTTTTAACCCCTCTGGATATAGAAACGTAGATCCAAGCACAGGCCAACTTAAACCAACTTTTGGCGAAACAATTAGTGGATTTGGTGGTGGCATCATGGGTCTTTTATCTGGTATTCCTGGTTTGGGTTTAGGTATAAATTATTTACAACAAAGATTAAAACCACAAGGTTTTTATGATGACATGTCTCAATATAATCAATTAGGTTTATACGGAATAGTTCCTGAAGATTATGAAGATGAAAAAATAAGCACTACTAGTTTTATACAACAACCAGAATCTTTTAACTATAATTATAGCATTGACGATATTAGAAGATTAATAAATCAAGCTATTCTTAAAACACAAGGATCTTCATAATGGCTAAAATAACTGCATACATACCAGAACCTAGAGAAGAGTATGATTCTTCCAATCAAAGACAAATTATAGAAGCAATTGATACTGTAAAGAATCAATTAAACTTTGCATATCAAAGCGATTTAAAAAACGAACAAGATGCATTTAACTATTTTATGTCATGACCATACAATATAAAAGCGAAACATTTAATTTAACAACAGTAAACTCAACAACAGTGTTAACTGTTTCTACATCTGCTGTTGCAATTGTGAAACTAGTTCAAGCAAGTCATGCAACTGCTTCAAATGTTGATGTTGATTTATTTTTAAAAAAATCTGGTGGTTCAGATGTTGAAATAGGACACGCCCAACTCAATAAAAGCACAGAAAATTTAGTTAAAGACAGCTTGAATTTAGAGGCAGGAGATGTTATTAAAGTACAAGCAGGTTCAGCTAACCAAATAACAGGAGCTGTAAGTTATGCTTTAATAGACAGATCAAATGAAAATGGATAATTTACCTAAAATTAATTGTACAACTATAGTAACATATAGAAATACAAAGACAGGTGAAGTTTTTAAAGATAAGAAAGAAGGAGAAGATATAGTGCAAGATGTAACGGTACAAGTATCTCCGAAAGGTTTAGAAATTTTACAGAAAGTTATGAAAAAACATAATGAACCAAACACCTAAAGGTGGGACAGAACTACAATTTGACTATCTAAGTAAATATGTAAAAAAAGATTTGTTAGATCAAGTTCAAATTTGTACTTCTATACCAGAAAAAATAACTATTGATCCTAACAAGGTAAATATACTTTGGCAAAAAAATTCGTATGATCAACCAAATTTGTCACCATGGTTTCAAGATAGTTCTAATCACCACAAATACGATTGGTATGTATTTAATAGTCATTGGAATTGTGAAAAATTTAGAATGTTTTTTAATCTACCAACTGAAAAATGTTTAGTTCTTAAAAATGGAATAGATAATATTGAGGTTACAACTCCATATAACGAAGGAGAAAAAATAAAGATAATACACCACAACACACCTTGGAGAGGTTTAAATGTTTTATTAGGCGCTATGCAACTTGTTAAAAATCCTTTAATTAATTTAGATGTATATTCATCAACAGAAGTATATGGAAAAGATTTTTACAATGAAAACGATAAATATTATAAAACACTTTACGAACAAGCTGATTTTTTGCCTAATGTAAATTACATAGGATATAAATCAAACACGTATATAAAACAAAATTTAAAGAATTATCATATGTATGTTTATCCAAGTATCTGGGAGGAAACATCTTGTATTTCTTTAATAGAATCTATGGCAGCGGGATTGTACTGTATTGTCACTAATTTTGGAGCTATTTATGAAACAGGTGCAGAGTTCCCTATATATGTCCCTTACAATAAAAATTACAAACAATTAGCTGTTAGATTTGCGACCGCTATAGATACTGCAGCTCAAACATTACATCAAAAAAGCATACAAGATCATTTAAAACTACAAATACAATATACAAACAAAGCATACAATTGGACAAAGCAAGGTTTAGCTTGGTCTTTGTTTTTAGAAGGAGCTATTAATGCAAAAAAACAATGAGCCTATTTGGTTTAATGAAGATACTTATCAAACAATAAAAGAATCAAAAGTTCAAGAAATACATATAGGTGAAAAAAAACCTAAATATAAAATAATGGTGTGCACTCCATGTCATTCGGATGTTTCTATGCATTACACTCAAGCAGTGTTAATGTTTCAACAAAAATGCACACATAATAATATATTAGTTAGTTTTACATTATTAAAATCATCTTTAGTTACACAAGGTAGAAACCTTTGTGTAGCTGAGTTTTTAATACACGAACATAATTACGATTATCTATTATTTATAGATTCAGATATTGACTTTGAATATGACACTATCATAAAAATGATTGAGGCAGATAAAGATATTATATCTTGTCCTTATCCAATGAAAACAATTGACACAAATAAAATGTGGAGAAGAGCTACAGAAAAATATGAAACAATAAAAAACAAAGAAGATTTTATAAGATCTTCTTATATGTTTCCATTAAAAGTAAAAAACAAACAAAACATAACTGTAGAAAAAGGTATTATGGAAGTAAGCCATGCTCCAACAGGCTGCATGTTAATAAAAAGGCATGTGTTAGAGAAAATGATAGATAAACATCCTGAATTAGAAATATACCAACCGACTATAATTAATGGAATAGAGAGTAAAAAAGAAAAGTTTTTCAACTTATTTGATACGTTACACGAACCAGATACTAAAAGGTATTTTGGAGAGGATTTTGGTTTTTGTCAAAGGTGGACTGACATGGGAGGAAAAGTTCATGTTTATATAATGGATTATATAACCCACGTTGGAGAGCATCAATATTGTGGTAGATTTTTTGATGAATTAGAGTATCTTAAAGGTGTTGACGAAACCACAAAAATTAAATAAAGTGGCTTATTTCAGGACATTTGCGCCTGCCTTAATTTTATTACATTTACAATATGGCTATATCAAGAGGACAAATGAAGAGACAATTGCGTAAAGGCGGCGGAATAATGGATGCTGTCGAAAGAGAAAAATTTGGATTTGGATCCAAACTTAAAAAATTTGTTAGAAAAGTAATTCCAAACGAAATTGCGGATATTGCAGTAAAGGCTGCACCTTTCGTTGCACCTTTTAACCCTGCACTTGCTGCAGGTATGTCTGGTTTAGGTAGTTTTGATCAAACAGGAAGTGTTAGCGATGCACTTAAAAGAGGTGCTTTAACATATGGAGGTGGTCAAGCTGCGAGATTTATTGGTGGTGCTGGTTTTCAAGCTTTACCGGGTACACAAGATTTTGGTGGTCTAGGTGGTTTTACACAATTTAGTTCACCGTTAGGAAAAGATACTGGTATAGGTAAACTTTTAAATGATAGAAGACAACAAGCAATTGGAAAACGAATTGCGGAACAAGGACAGCTTAATAAAGAAGTTGCGAACATAGGACAGGTTATTGATACAGGAGGTTTAGAAACAGGTGCAACCACTGTTAGTCAAAAAAATATTGTTAGTACAGACCCTAGTTTTTTAAAAGGTTTAAAAGAAGGAGATCCTAATCAAATTGTTTCTTCGGTTTTTGATGCAGCTAAAAAAGCAGGTAAAGCTATTTTTTATGATAATGAAGGCAATTTAGATAAAAGTGCAGTATTGGCTGCCGTTTCTGCTGCGGCCTCTTATGCAGAAGCAAAAGCATTAGCAGGCGAAGCAGGAGTTGATTTAAGTAAAGAAGAATACGACGAAGCCAAAAAAGAAGAAAAATCTATTCAATACGCTGACTATTTGAAAAACTTTTATGGTGGTAAGGCAGAAGGTGGAAGAATAGGTTTTAATGATGGAACTATTTCTTTTTCAAAAGAGGAAAAAAATTTTTTATTTAGGAATTTAGCAGGTCTAGGAGGATCTGATAGAACTATAACTATGCCGCAATTATATGGAATTTTAAAAGATCCTAATAACCCAAATTCAATAGCTGACGCAAAAGCGTTAAAAGCTTTTTTAAAGATAAAAGGTTTTAAAGAAGGAGGTCGTATTGGATACAAAGAGGGAGATATAATTATTCCAAAATCAAAAAAAGATGCATTCATGACCGACAAAGAATTAGAAGAAACAATGCCGGGACTAGCTTTTGGTGAAGTTAAAAATTATGAAAACATGAAAAAAGAGGCAATTGAATCTTTCATAAATGATTTAAAAATACAAGGTTTTGATGATCAATATATTATGGATCAAGTCATGAAACAATTTGGTAATAAATTTGATACTCCTAGTATTAAACTAGAAGAAAGAAATAATAAGGTTGAATCTGATATATTTGGTATTGGAGATTCAAAAAAAATATCAAAAGTTGGAAATAAAATAGAAGATAAAATAGGTGGTTTAGGTTCAATTATAACTGACAAAGATGGTAGTGTTATCTTACCTATTCAAATACTTAGAAAATTTGGTGAAGATATATTTTTTGGAGGTCAAAAAAACCCAAAACTACCTAAAAAATTTTATGATAAATTAGATAATGAGTATATCCAAGAAATGGAAAAAATAAAAAAAGCTGATGGTGGTAGAATAGGTTTTATGATGGGATCAGAAGTGCCAATTAGAAAAAACCAAGGCGGAGTGATGGAATTGGATTATAGAGAAGATGGTGGTTTTGTACCCGTAGGAATTAAAGAAAAAGCAGACGACGTCCCTGCAATGTTGTCTAAAAATGAATTTGTTTTGACAGCAGATGCTGTTAGAGGTGTGGGTAACGGAAATGTTGAAAAAGGAGCTGAAAAATTATATAACTTCATGAAACAAGCAGAACAAGTAGGTAAGGCATAATGGCTGTATACGAAACACGTACTAGAAGACCAGAATACATAGAAGCCGCTCAAGAACAATACATCGATTTACTAACGGAAAGTGTTGGTAGAGCACCAGGATCTGCAGGTGTGCCAACGCTCGCGGAACTTGGACCTACGGTCGCTCCTGTTGATCCATTAACACAAGCTGCTCAACAAGCAGCGGCAACTCAAGCAGGTCTTGGACAATTAACATTTGATCCAACTACAGGCGCTTTAACCGGTGTTGGAACAGGTACTGGTATTGCAGGTTATCAACCCTTCTTAGATCAAGCAGCTGCGTACTCAGGGCCACAAGCTTTTCAACAATTTATGTCACCTTACCAACAACAGGTGATTGATAGCACATTACAAGAATATGATATTCAAGCAGCAAAAGGCGTACCACAACTAAGATCACAAGCTATTCAAGCAGGTGCGTTTGGCGGTGGTAGAGAAGGTGTTGCACAAGCAGAATATGCATCTGATTCTGCAAGAAACAGAGCTGCATTGCAAGCTCAATTATTGCAACAAGGATTTAGTCAAGCACAAACTGCAGCACAAAGAGCTTTTGAACAACAAAGAGGTCTCGCATCTCTACAGCCATCTTTAGCATCTACTACAGTTCAACAATTAGGTGGAGCAGGAACTGGTGCTCTTGCATACTCTCAAGCGTTACGAGATGCTTCTCAACAACAAGCACAACTTGCGTATCAAGAACCTTACACTAGATTAGGTGTTTTTGGATCTGGTATAGCCTCTCAAGCAGGTGCTATGCCTACAACTACACAAACCATATCCCCACCACAACCCACTGCAAGTCCATTAAGTCAAGCGTTATCTACTGGTTTAACAGCGTATGGTCTTGGTAGCCTTTTTGGAGGAAGATAATGTTTTATAAAAGACCTTCATTAAGACGTGGTGGAATGCCTACTGGTATAGAAACTATTGGTGGTGGATCTATTTTAGGTAGTAATATGGGAAGTAGAACAGGTTTTCAATCTCCTATTTTAAACGAGTTTGGTATTCCTTTTAATCAAACACAAACTACATCGTCTACACCTTTTCAAAATAAAATAAATTCAAGATCAAATATTGCAAGTAATAGAAGTCTAGTGCCTAGTGGTAATATTAAAAATTTTCCTGTATCTGATTTTTTAAGAAGGTTTCCAAAAAGATTTCCTGCAACTGCTGCTAATTTATTATATACATCAGCTTTTGTTCCAACAGGTGTTATGGCTGCTTACAATATGCCTAGAACAGACAAAGCTTTAGAATTTATGAAATCAGCACCATCAGGAACTTTTGATGAAACTAATATAGATGTAGGAGATTTTTATAAGGAATATGACGATAAACAAAAAGAAGGTAAAAAAATAGGTGTTGGGGATGTATTTAAAAAAGACCCTGTTCCAAAAGAAGAGCTTGAAGGATATTCAGATTTTGTATTAAAATTAATTGGAACGGAAGCTTCCAGAGAAATTTTAAGAGAAAGAGAAAAAAATAAAAAAACTGAAGATTCAAAAAAAGATTTCGAAATGCCAAAAGGTGGAGGAGCAGATTTTTCTGAGATAGCTGCAAAAGTTGTTCCTAACAAAGGTGACAAAGGAGATGTGGATACGTCTAAAGATACACAACCAGGTGGTGAAGTAGTAGAAGATTCATTTGATTCTGAGTATGACAAACAAATGAAAAGATTAGAAAAATATTTAGGAACAGATAACAGAGAAACAAAAGGTAGACTAGCATTAGCATTGTCCGACGCTATTGGCACACCGGGTTCAATTGCAGACAAAGCTGCTGTCCTTAACAAATCTCTTTTAGGTATCATGGGTCAAAGGAAAAAAGATAAACGAGAACTAGCTAAGATAGCTTTTGCTGCAACAACAGAATTAGAAAAAGCTAGAACTTTAGCAGAAAAACCTTCTGAATATGAAAAAAGAAGAAATAGATTTGTAGAGCTAAGAGATAAAGAAAACTTAACTTCTAGAGAAAAAGATGAATTACTTTCTTTAACTTCAGAGCTTGGTTTAGATAAAAAATCAAATCAATTAAGTTTAACTGATTCAGCTAGATTGACTGAGATGTTAGGAGACATTAGAAGAAATATAAATGATTATGAAAAAGAACAAGACCCTACTTTAAAAGCAGAATTAGGAGCAGACATTAGAGATGCTGTTCTTAATTTACTTCAAGCTAAAGGAGTAAATCAAAATATAATTTTAAATCAAGAACCTAGAATACAAAATTTTTTAAATTTAGCAGATGGCGGAAGAGTAAATAAAGCAATGGGTGGGGGAGCAAGTGAAACTCCTGCTGAACCTGTTGCAACTAATTTAACTTTTGAACAACTTAGAACAAGATTACCAAAAGAAATAACTGACGATATTGTAAGATTAGTAGCAACAAGTGAAGAAGCTTTACAAGATTTTGCATATATTAGAACACAAGGCGATGTAGAAAAATTTAATGTGAAGTACGGAGTAAACTTAGTATTACCACAAAACACGGCGTAGGAGGACTATGTCTAGAGAAGTCTTTTTTAAATCTTTATTTGAAGAAAAACCTGAAGAGGTTAGTCCAGAAAAAAAACCTGGTTTCTTAGGCTATGTAAAAGATGTTCCTGTTGGTATAGCAAAAGGAGCCAGTCAAGCAGTTCAAGGATTATTGACACTTGGCGCAATGCCAATTGATTATCTTGCTGATACTAATTTAATTTCTGCAATTGATAATATTTTTGAAAAAATAACACCTGAAACAGAAACAGCATTAGGAGATATTACATCGGTTCTTACACAGTTTGGTGTGCCTGCAGCAGGCGCAGTAAAAATAGCACAAGGTATTAAAGTATTAAAAGGTGCTAGTCAAATGACTAAACTGTCTAGTCTACCTACAATAGGTGCTAAGACAGCGGAGTTAGCAAAGAGAACAGGTTTTTATGGTTCTATTGGTGGTATTACTGATTTCGTAGTTTCTGATCCAGAAGAAAATAAAACAATAGCTCAAACATTAGGATATGCAGAAGACTATAAAGGCGATGAATTAAAAGGATCTGAAAAAGCAGCTGAAGCATTTAAACAAAAAATAAAATTTGGCGCAGAGGGTGCTTTATTAGGAGGTGGTTTGACTGCGGCTCTACCGGTTGCAGGTACACTAGGATTTAAATATGGAATAAAACCTGCGGGTCAAGCAATAGGTTTTGTTGGTGGTAATGCTTTAAGGGGATTGGATTACGTTGTGGTAAATCCAATGTCTAAAATAATAGGAACTGAAACTGTTGGTAAGGGTGTCAAACTTTTAGGTGCAGGTTATGATAAAGCTGTGGATAAAGCAATGAGATCTTTGAATATACCAAAAGCGGACTCTTGGAAATTTTTATCTTCTTCACCTAACGCACCATTAAAAGATAGGTTACTTAAAAAATTAGATAATATAAAAAACGTATTTAAATCTACAGGACCATTAGACGTAGAATCAAGAAGACTATTAGAAAAATCTGGTAACTATGTTAACGCAGATGAAAAAGAGTTGATAAAATTAATGAATGATATTGATAAAAACTTTAAAGACATTGCTACAAACTACAGTGTTAGATTTAAAGACGGTTTTAAAAGCACTCCAATCGCACAAGCAGAGAATGATTTAATATTTAATTTTTTAAGAACTTCTGGGGACGAAGCTAAAGATATATTTAATCAATTACCTAATCAAGCAATAAAAGATTCTGCAAAAAGACTTAAAGAACTAATGACTAGATTAGGAAAACAATATGGTGAACTTATATCAGAGACTAAAGGAACTGGTGCCATGGCTGAAGGGTCTAGAGATCTAGGTGCACAAATAGTAGCTAATGGTGGTGCTTACTTAAAACAAGTATTTTCTGCATTTAAAAACAAAGCATATAAATTTAATCCTGAAAAAGTCAAAGGAGCAAAAGAATTTTTTAAAAATTTAACAAAAACAAATGATGATATTGCTGTTTTGATAGATGACTTAGCTAAAACAACGGATAGATCTAGTGAAACTTGGAACAAATCTTTAGATGAATTTGCAACTAATAGAATGGAACTTTTAAAAAGACAGATAATTGAAAGTGACAGATCTCCTGATACTATTTTTAATGAAGTTGCAAAGGTGTTTAGAATTCCTACAAAAACTTTAAGAGATGAAGCTGGAGAAGTGATTGGGACTGTTGAAGGTGCTTTACTTAAACAAGGTCAAACTGTTCAAGATATTGTTGATGTAAAAAAATATAAGTCAATAACTGATGCTTTTCTTGAAACATCTACAGACTACAGAGCTGCTGTTACAGATACGTTTATGCAAACAGCTAAACAAGTTTATCAAAAACAATTTTTTGATAGATTAGCTGATACAGGATTAGAATCTGGTTTATTTTTTAGGTCTAGAAATGAAGCCGTGGCAAAAGGAATTAACCCAAATAATTTACAACAAGTCGTTAAAATGGATAAGTATGGAGAGGTTTTTGACAGTAAAATTTTTAATTCAGGTCTTAAATCAGATGGTACTAAATCTGGATTATATACCACACCTGAAATAGCTAATGCAATTAGAGGAGTTGATGAAACATTTGGAAGACTATATGATATACCTTTATATAAAGCATTAATGTCTGTAAAAGCTACAGGTCAAATAGGTAAAACAGTGTTTTCACCTATGACACAAATAAGAAATGTATCAACAGCATCTTTCTTTGCTTTAGCTAGTGGTTTAATAGGTGGTAAAACAAGTTTAGGTGCCTCTTTTAAATTGTTAGCAGATGATTTATTTCCTGGTAAGAACGTTTCTGCGGTTGAATTAGCAAAAAAATTATCTGAAAGAGTTCAAAGAGGTATCATAGATACTAATATAGAAGTTAATGAAATAAAAACTATCCTACAACAAGCAAAAGATGGTAAATTTAGTTTATCTACATTGATGAATAATCCAACAGTTAAAAGAGCTTTTGATCTGTATCAAGGCGGTGATAATGTTTGGAAACTATACGCAGATGATTTTTATCAAGATGCATTAGATACTGCTTTTAAATATAATGGTAAAGGTGTTGCAGCAGATCAAGCGTATAGAGAAAATATTATTGATTGGTATAGAACAG